TATACTTTAAACGATAAATACGATGTTTCCATTAACGATGTATCAAGTCAATTGGAAGATAAAAAACAAACATCAAGTGGAATGGTAAGCATTTTTCGTTTTAAGTTTGATGTGAAAATAAGTAAAATATAGATCCAAACATTATAAGGGGGTATTTTATTATGGCAGGTAAAAAAGTATTTGGTTTAAAATCGGTACACATCGCACCACTTTCCACAGACACAGACACAGGACACACGTATGGTGCAATTCAACAAGTATTTGGTGCACAAGAATTTACGTTATCCGTTAAATCGGAATCCTTTACATTAGAAGGTGACGATAGCATTCTTGCACAAGAAGCAGTAATGCAAGGGTTTGAATTTAGTTTTAAAAATGCACTCATTGATCTTGCAACACTACAAGCATTAGAAGGTGGAACACTTGCAGATATCATGAGCACAGATGCAACACCCGTTAAAATCGGACAATCCTACCAAAACAAAACAGGAGATGCAAACTTCCCATATTTCGGACTTGTTGCACGTTCCACAAAAAACGGAGAAGATTTTAAAGTTGTATTGCACAAATGCACCGTTGAAGGTATCGAATTTTCCATGGTAAATAAAGATTTTGCCGTTGCAAGTGGGAAAGGTACTGCAATTGCACGTGCACATGACGGTGTAATGCGTACGATCATGTCACTTGATTCAGCACAACCAACAACGGTTGAAGATTTACAGTAAGTATGGGCATAACCCCTTATTCACGTTTTGGGTAGGGGGTTTTACCTTTTCTTGAAAAAGTAGTTAAATTTATTAACCAATAAGGGGGCAGTTAAAATGAAAGGTAAACAATTAAAAGGGAATGACCATATCACACTTCTTGACGGTAATACTTATTCGTTTAAGTATAGTTTCAATTCATTGGTGGAACTTGAAGAACGATATGGGGCAATTGAAAACATCGAAAAGCAGTTTAAAACAATCAATTTAAAAAACATCCGACACCTTATTTATGCAGGTTTAATTGATGAAAAGGAACTAAACGAAAAGCATCATTTGACAGAAAATTATGTGGGTGCACACTTTGATTTACAAACCATTCAACAAACAGTGGGTATGATCAATGAAGCATTTACACGTGCATTTGGAAGTGGAAAAAACGGACAAATGGAAATACAAGAAGAAATACCGGAGAGTGCAAAAGAGGCATTGGCAGAAGCTAAAAAAAAGGACTAATGCAAGACACAAACGGATTTGATTGGGCAGGGTGGTATTACATCGGCCGTGTAATGTTTTATATGACCGAACGGGAATTTTGGGGTGCAACCCTACTTCAATTAACAACACTTTGTGATCAACATGATCGTTTCAACAAATCCGAAGATGACAAGGGTGCAGATTTATTTTAAAGGGGTGGTGAAATGGCAAATAATGATTTTCAATTAAGTGTTGGCATTGATGCAGATTTATCCCCTATAAAGTCTGCATTGGCAAGTTTGCAAACATCTATTGGTGCAGTTGGGGGTGCAATGGATTCTGAAATCAATCCACATGTATTTGTGGATGCAGAAAAAGGGATCCATTTAACGGCAAATTCGGCACAAGAGTTGATCCAAAAAATGAAGGGTGCCGGGGCATCCATGGAAGATATGAAAAAGGTTGCATCAAATGCAGGTACAACCATTGAACAAGCACTCGATAAAGGTGCAGAATCAGCAGATAAGGTAAAGAAAAAAGGGGAAGAAAACGTTGTAACATGGGGTAGTGTAATTGGCAAAGTAAAAGAATTGGCCGTTGCATTTGTTGCACTGAAAACAGTGGGTGAAAGCTTAAGTTTTGCTAATGATATATCGGCAGGTGTAGGAAAACTTCAAGCACAGTTAGGTATTACAGAAGCAGAAGCACAAAAATTTGGGGCAGTTGGCAAGGAAGTATTTTTGGCAGGTTGGGGAGATTCCATTGATGAAGTAACAGGAGATATGGGCAAACTTCACCAAAACATACAAAACGTTTCCGATGCAACGGCAAAAGATATTTTAACCAGTGCAGAAACGATAAAAAAAGCATTTGGAGTTGAAGTAGATGAATCAACCCGTACATCTTCTGTATTGATGAAAAACTTCGGAATTGACGGACAACATGCACTTGATTTGATCACAGTGGGAATGCAAAAGGGTGGGGATTTCTCGGGTGAACTTTTGGACACCATGCGTGAATATTCACCACAGTTTAAGGCAATGGGTTTTTCGGCAGACGGCATGTTAAATACACTTATCAAGGGTGCACAAAGTGGTGCATTTAACCTTGATAAAGTAGGGGATGCAGTTAAGGAATTTAATTTACGTGCAAAAGACGGAAGTGTGACAACGGCACAAGGGTTTCAAATGATCGGTTTGGATGCAAACAAAATGGGTGAAGCAATTGCAAAGGGTGGAGATTCAGCACAACAAGCATATAATGCAACCATTATGGCACTTGCAAATATGAAGGATCCAGTACAACAAAACATTGCAGGGGTTAACCTCTTTGGTACGCAATGGGAAGATTTGAGTAAAAATGTTGTTCTTGCAATGAGTAGTGGAACAAATGCATTGGGTACCATTGACGGTGCAACCAAAAAAGCAGGAGATGCATTACAAAACAATACAGGTGCAAAACTTGAAAAATTAAAACGAAGTTTCCTTGATGCAGGGGGAACCATTGCAATGCCGTTGATTGACGGGTTAAACAGTGTATTACCAAAAGTAATTGAATTTATCGGAAAGATAAAAGATGCATTTTCAAAAGGTGGATTGCGTGGGGTACTTGAAATGGTATTTCCAAAAGACATTGCAGATTCCATTGCAAACATCATAAGTGCAATTACAAATGCAATTGGTACGTTCGTTAATTTCTTAAGTGCAAATTCAGATACCATAACATCCATAATGGGTGCAATATTAGATGTTATAAGTGGATTGTATACATTTGTGAGTAACAATTTTAGTACAATCATCGCACTTGTTGCAGGGGTTGTGGGTGCATTCATCGCATTCCAAACCATCAGTTTTGTTGCAGGAGTGATGACGGCAATCAGTACGGCAGGTGGTATTCTTGCAGCAGTAATGGGGGTATTAACACCAGTAACGGCCGCATTTGGTGCAGTGTTGGCATTTATCACATCCCCTATTGGGATCATTGTTATTGCAATTGGTGCACTCATTGCAGTTGGTATATTGTTATGGAAAAATTGGTCAAGTGTCAGCAATTTCCTAATGGGCATTTGGCAAAGCATAAGTGATTTTGCAATGTCGGTATTCTCTGCAATTGGAACGTTCTTTACCAATATTTTTACAGGTATTTCAACATTTATTCAAACCGTGTGGCAAGGCATTGTGGACGGATTCAATGCATTCGTTGCAATTTTCCAACCGATATTCCAGGCAATATGGACAGTGATAAGCACCATTTTTATCACAACTTTTGAAACGATAAAAGCGTATTTACTCGCAGTGTGGGAATTTATAAAAATCATATTTGGCACGGCACTTGGCATTATTGTTGCAATTTTTACAGGTCAGTGGGATAAAATCGGTGCAATTTTGCGTACGGCAGGACAAATGATTATGAACGTGATCACGAATTTGTGGGAAACGGTGAAAGGTTTATTTAGTGGTGCCCTTTCGGTTATTTCAAATGCAGTATCCGGGGCATTAACATATGTACGCAATTTGTTTAGTTCGGCAGTGTCTGCGGTAATCGGCACGGTTTCCAACATGGTTTCAAGTGTGGGCAACTTCTTTTCAAACTTATGGTCAAGTATCACAAATACAGTATCCAACATGTGGACAGGCATTAAAAATTTCTTTATCAATGGAGTGAATGATGCGAAAACAACGGTAAGCAATTTCGTTGAATCAGTTGTTGGATTCTTCACAGGATTACCGGGACGTATTACACAGTTTGGTAAAGATTTGATCACGGGATTTTTAGACGGTGTGAAAAGCATGGGAACATGGTTAAAAGATAAGATCGTTGCATTTATTGATGATCATATTCCGGGACCCATAAAGTCACTTTTGGGCATAAATAGTCCTAGTAAGCTTTTCCGTCAATTTGGACAGTGGACAATGCAAGGATATTCGATTGGTGTCGAAAAAGAAGGAAGCAACGTTAAAAAATCCGTTGAGGATGTGTTTAGCAATCTTCCAGACGGAAAACAATTTGATGTTGGATTTAATACCGAATCATTTAACAACGCAATTGCACAAGCAAATAAAGCACAAGCAAGTATTGCATCATCTTATGCAATGCAAAACAATGTAAATGTTCGTGTGTATATGGATTCAGATGATGTTACAGATAAAGTGGAATTGAAAATGGCAGGTAAGGTAAACAACGTGTTGGGGGGTCGGTTGTTCTAATGAGTACCATTTTACAACGTTCAAAAATAGAATTGACCAACCCTTCTAATGGGTTGGTCTATGAAGTGAAGAGTTTTACCGACATAAAAATAAAACATTCTTTCGATAACAAAATTGCAAATTTCTCGGTATCATGTGAATTTTTTGATGATACGGATGTGAAACAATTTAGTGTTGGAACAGAAGTTAGGATTTGGACAGGCAAAAAGGATGAGGAATTGGAACAAATCTTTACAGGGATTGTTTCAGAAGTACCACGAAGCATTGACGGGATCAAACGCATTTATGAATTTAGTGGCACAGACCTTGGAAAGACACAAAACGTACTTGTAAATGAAGTGTATTTGGTGGGTACGTACTACCATGATATTTTCACAGACCTTATGACAAAGTACGGGGCAAAGGTTGGATATGGTATTGGAAATGTGGTACCAACATTATACAATGTACAAGATGAGTTGAAATTTAAAAACAAACATCTTTATACCGTATTGGAAGAAATTTGCGATGCAATTGATTACACCTTTTCAATGGATATTGATAAGAACATATCCTTTTATCCTTCCACTTCCATTACGTCAGATATTGTTTTAACCAATAACATGTACACAAAAGGATCCAGCAAATTCTCTCTTGATATGTCAAGACTTGTGAACTATTTGGTGGTACGGGGTGGAACAGGTACATCGTTAGACGAAACAATCCAATTTCACGGTGACGGGTTAAATTCGTTGTATCCACTTTTACGCAAACCTCGGCAATCGTCTACAGGTGGGGTTAACGTTACATTAAATGGTGTATCGCAAAGTGTGGGTATTGAGAATATCGACAAAACGGGGAAAGATTGTTTAATTAACTTTTCCAATAAAACAATCCAATTTTTCAATAAAGCAGATATGACAAAAAAGATATTAACGGCAAGTGATTTGGTGGGGGTTACATATGAATATGAATTTCCACTTGAAACAATTATGCAAGATACAGAAAGTCAATTGACGTATGGATACTTTGAAGATACGGTGACATTCAACACGATTCTCGATATGGTTGCATTACGTGATAAAGCAAAGTTGCATTTAAACAAATACAGTAAACCCATTTTGACAGGTGAAATTACCACATGGTTGAATCATTGGAATGCAGGGGATTTGGTGCAAATCAACATCAACACAAACAATGGCACATGGGTAAATGATACCTTACAGGTGACAGAAAAAAACATATCCATACGTCCGAATTTCATGGAAGTTGGATACAGTTTTGAACAAAAACCAAACATGACAGGACTTATAAAATCCATTGTTGAACGGTTACGTGCACTAGAAACAGAAGAAAACAGTACCGTTGAACAATTTGATATATTTACCGATTCATTTGCCGTAAACGATACGGTGAAGATCACAACACGCACCACACGTTTTGCAATTGGTTCTTCAACCATTGGATCCGTGATTTAAGGGGGGATAGCATGAAAGATACATTGCAGATTATTGGAACGGTCACCATTTATGACGGCAAAAAAGAAGACGGAAAAGTAGTTAAAACATATAAAAACATGTTCTTGGATAGTGGAAAACAAGCAATCATAAGCATGTTAATTGGAAGCACTACAAGCGTATATGGAATTGGGTACAATTACTTGGTGATTGGTGACGGAAAAGTGGCAGTATCAGCACAAGACATAAAACTCGGCAATGAACGATTTCGTAAAACCATTTCATCCGTTACCGTTTATGGTAACCGTATTATTGTAGATGTATTCATTGACAATGTGGATGCAAACTTTCAAGACGGAAGTGGAAATGCAACCAATTGGAAAGAACTCGGTCTTGTCAGTGGGGGAAATTTAGGCACACCAAACAGTGGCACCCTTTTAAATCGTGTCTTGATTGATGAAGTAAAAACCAATTCAAACAGTAAAACAATATCATGGGAAATATCCATAACGTAAAAGGGGTGAGAATATGGCATTACAAAAGAAATTGGAACGGGTTTATACAGGGAACACCTTAACGCAAGACAATGTAAATGAAATGGTGAACATTTTGAGTGGGTTAATTTCCTTAAATGCATCGGTTGGATCCACAAGCGTATCCATGACAGGTGGAACGTATGACAAAAGCAATATGACCATTACACGAAACAGTGACGGTACCATTGCATCCATTCGATTATCCGTACGTGAAAAGGCAGATAATGTACCATTTAAAACGGTTGATTATCAAAATTATACAAACGCAGACATTACACGTGCAGATACAACTAGTGATTATGCACTTTTAAAACCAACAGGTACAACCATACCAAAGAGTTATTACAGTTTAACAAGTGACGGAAAAGTATCATTTGGATCCGTGCAAATATACGACACGTTGTATGTAACAGGATTGGAATACTCGGTTGTGTATAACATTGTTTTCACACGTGATGTAAATGGTGAGATTACAAACATTACAAATACAATTGATACATCCAATACGGCATTATAAGGGGGTTAGAAAATGGATTTAAGCAGTATTATTTCAGTGTTAGAAACAAACCAATTACGAAGCATTGTAAATGGAATCAAAAAAGATGTTTCACAACTTGATTACACGCTTTATAACGTTGTGGCACAACTTTATTATGACGGAAAAGTAGTTAACAAAAGTGGACTTTTCTTTGATGTATTTACAGACTTTGCAAAAGAAGAAGCAAACTTGACAACCGTCACCACTGCAACGGCAATTGGGGCAACAAGTGTGATTGTGGCAGATGTAAGTAAATTAAGTGTTGGGCAAACAATTCTTTTACAGAACGCAAACAACATTGAGGCAATGCAAATTTCTGCAATCAATACATCTACAAAAACACTAACATTTACACCGGCAACAACTTTTGCATATGCCGTTGGTTCACTTGTTCACAGATCCGTTGCACAAATTGATACCACTGCAAAAGAAATGAGGGCATTTACAAACATTTCAACGCTTTGGTCACCGATCAATGCAATTTATTATTCAACACGTGAAGTGTACCCGGAAAAAATGAAACATGCAGATTACTTTTTGACTTCCAAACCTTCACAAAGTTCTACCCTATCATCTACCATTAACGGTACAAGTGCATCACCTTCAACACAAATTACCCTTACATCACCAGCACCGTTTCGTGTTGGGGATTCGATTGTGGTAATGGATACAAACCAAACAACCTTTGCAGATAAAACAGTGATCCAAACCCTTGATTATGCAACCGGGATTGCAACCATTTCACCAGGTATTCCTCGTGTGTATTCTACAAGTACAAACAACGTGGTGTACAGAAGCGATTACAAACCGTACATATCGGCAGTGGATAAAAGCATTACAACGGAAACTTGGGTGGCAATGGTCATAAAAGGAATCAAAAATTTAGGAAGTGGAACAATCGAAGAACAATATTCGTGGGATGATGCAACGGGCGGGGATGCAATTACATTACGCATCGACGTTTCCCGTGCGAAAATCTTTGAAAAAAATTTGTTAACGGCAAATGAATCCGATGTGGAAACCGATACAACAGGGTGGGGGTCTTCTGCATCCAGTGGCACAAACTTCACAGGGTCACGCATTACAACGGCATTTTATACAGGTACTGCATGTTTTAAGGTTGCAAATACACAAACAACAGGTACGCAAGATATTATGGCAACCATTGCAAATGGTGCACGGATAAACGTTACGGCAGGAACGCAATATACATTCCAGTGCATGGCATCTATGAACGGTGCATTTGGTAGTGGTTCTGCATGTCGTATGGTACAAAACATTTATTGGTACAACGCAGGGGGTTCATTGATTTCCACAACAACCAAAACAAATGTGATTCCAAACAATACATGGAATCGTTATTGGGTAAGTGGACAAGCACCAGCAGGGGCAACATCTTGTTATATGGATATCAAATTAACCAATGCAGGGGTCAATTATAATTTATATGTCGATTCTGCAATGTTGGAAGATGATGCATATGCACCGGCAACATGGTTGGTGGGTGGAACGCAAAGAGAAGTAAAACCAGTATGTAAACAATACGGATTGATCCTTTCAACAGGGAACGTATAAGGGGGTAGTATAAATGCAGTATGAAAAAGTTGATTTACCAAACGGTGGGATTTATTACAAAAAAGTTGAAACCGATGCAGAAGTTAAAGACAGAACGAAAAAGGAAAAAATGAGGGCAAAATTAAACGATTTGAAAGGCATGGACAAAGGTACAACGATTGCAAGTTTGGCAAAACGTGTGGAAGTATTAGAAGCAATGTTGGATGAGTTTTTAAACGGTGAGAATTAACCTTTTCACCGTTTTACTATTATAAAGGGGGTATATTGTATGAAAGATTACAAAGGCACTATTATTTTACCGATTTTATCACTTCTTGCAATGATCATTGGACTTGTGAAAGGCATCACGATTGAATCAACAACCGTGGATCAAGTAGCAAGTGTTATTGCAACAATCGTTACGTCCGTTATTACTCTTGTGGGTATTTTCAAAAACCACAAAAAAGATAATAACGATGATCAAAACAACGGATAAGAAAAAAAAGAATCCGTTGTGTGTATTGGGTAGAGGGGGAAAATGCAAATGGACTTAAATGAAATTGATTTATCAAGTATGCCGTGGTGGGCAGGTTTGTTGGCAATTACCATTACATCACTTTTGACGTATTTGGGAACACGCAACACATCAAAAGATAAGGCACAAACAGACCTTTTAACACAAACAGTGCAACGACAAGAGGCACTTGATTTGGCACAACAAACACTTGTAGACAATCTACAAGAAGAAGTAAAACGATTTAGGGATGAAATTTTACAAATCAGAAATGAGCTCTTTGAAGAACGCAAAAAAAGCGAAACAATCGAAAAGAAAATGATTGATTTGGAAAGTGAAAATGCAGTGTTACGCAAAGAAAACAAAGAATTAAAAGTGTTGGTAAATGAATTAAAAACAGAACTTGATAGAGTAAAAAAAGACGGGGTTTAAATCCCGTCTTTGCTCTTTTGTTCTTTGATTCGTTTTTGTTTTTCTCGGTATCGTTTGGCACCTTCTTGCAGTTTCTGTAAGATATCAGGGTGTTCAACTTTCATATGACAACTTGCACACACAACACGCAAATTGGATGGGTGATTGTTTTTACGGTTTTTGTCAATATGGTGGATTTGAATGTTTTTTTCACTTCCACAGTGCACACAGACTTTATCGTAATATTCAAAGGCAATGGAACGGTATACACCTTCCCCCCCTTTCCAATTATAACAACGTTCACCTTTCATGGGTGCATATGATACACCTTCTTTGATGTATCTACCAAACGGATCACGGTTTTCATCATTTGCACCCTTTGAAATTCCTTGTTTTCGTAGGCACGCAGATACGGAAGATTTATGTACTTCCAATTGTCGTGCAATGTCAACGGTTGAAAGACCTCTATTAACATAAAGATACATTACAAGTGCCGGATCAAGTTTTTGTTTTGCCATTTTTGTTTTCCCCCTATTATGGTTTTAATTAGATTTACACAACTATATTTCGGCATAAAGTAGTTAAACCTTTAATTATTTTAACGTATTTTCAAAAAAAAGAGAAGGGGTGGTTTTTAATGAGTTATACAGTCACAAAAAAATTGATTTCGTACAATGTTGGTGGTGCATTAAATCCAGTGGGTTTGGTGATTCATGCAACGGATAATATCGGTGCAACGGCAATTGGACATTTTAATTATTGGAACGGTGGAAATCGTGGGGCAAGTGCACATTATGTTGTCGATTGGAATGATACCAATTACATTGTGCAAATGATTGAAGAAAACAGACAAGCATGGCATTGTATGCCGTACGGAAACAGTCATTTTATTGGGTTTG